ATTTTAATTTGTTTGCTAAACAAGCGCAGCTAGATATATTCGATGATTATTTCTATCAATACAATCAATTAATAAACAAAGAAAATGCTCGGCTTTCGGGCACCGGGTATGCCAATATCACTAAAGGTTACGAAGAGGTTATCGATATGTTTTCAGAAACAAAAACGCTAACTCAAAATTTATTAAATCAATATTATTTACCATCTACAAGCACAACTCTAGACGATTATTATTTAATAAATAAAGTTTTGTGTTCTAGCGGAGGTATTTATCAAGGAGAAGCAGAAAAAGTTTCTAATAATAAAATTACTATGTTAAATCTTTCTAACTTAACATCACCTACCTTAGAGTATCCCTCGTATAGTTTGCAAGGAGTATTTATTAATATATTCCCGGTTCAATTTAATGGAGCTACCGATATACAAGCACAGTATATACGCTATCCAAAAGCTCCAAACTGGACTTATTTAAATGTTGCTAATGGAGATCCTGCTTTTAATCAGAGTAATCCAGATTTTCAAGATTTTGAATTATCTCCTGATGATGAAACATCACTTGTGTTTAAAATATTACAGTACGCTGGTATGTCGATTAGAGATTTACAAGAAGCGCAGTTTGGAGCAGAGCAAGAACAAATGGAAGAACAAAAAGAAAACTAATGGCATACTTATCTGAATATCAGTATTATGAAAATGCAGGAGCCGCACCCACTAATGCTAACTGGGGGTCGTATCAATTTTTATCCTTAACAAATATTGTAAATAATTTTATGTTAATGTATTCGGGAAACCATTCATTAATAAATAATGAAGAAAGATATAAGGTTTTGTTTCACACTAAACGTGGCATACAAGAGCTTAACTATGATGCTTTTAAAGAAATAAAAGCTTTAGAGATGAAAATATTTGATACACTAACCTTTACATTACCTCCTGATTATGTTAGTTGGGTTAGAGTCTCTATGTATAAAAATGGTTATTTGAGACCACTTACAGAAAATATACAAGTAAACTCAGCTGCCTCATATCTTCAAAGCGCAACTGGAACATTAAGTTTTAATGCCACTGGGACTGTTGTTACTACGACTTCAACCTTAGACAGTGAAAGAATATCTGGAAGTCAAAATAGTATTTATTTAAATAAAAATAATAACACTGTTAATGATCCTATAAACTCTGATAATCCTGATGGATGGAGAGATTATAATATTGGAGCTAGATATGGTTTAAATACCGAAACCGCTAATGCTAATCCTACCTTTAGAATAGACAAGAAGGCGGGTGTTATTAATTTTGACTCTACTATGGCTAACGAGCAGTGTGTATTAGAGTATATTTCTGATGGAATGGAAGGCGGAAATGATTCTTTAGTAAGTGTAAATAAAATGTTTGAAGAATATCTTTATGCATATGTAAAATATGAAATATTAAATAATAAATTTGGAGTACAAGAGTATATAATAAATAGAGCTAGAAAGGATAAGAGTTCTTTATTAAAAAATGCAAAAATTAGAATAAGTAATATTCATCCAGGAAGATTGTTAATGAATCTAAGAGGACAAAACAAGTGGCTTAAATAGAATGGCAAATATCCTAAGAAATTTTATCGCAGGGAGAATGAATAAGTCTCTTGACGAAAGACTTGTACCTCAAGGTGAGTATGTAGATGCTTTAAACGTAAGACTAGGATCAACTGAAGGGTCTGAAATTGGAGCAGTAGAAAATTCTAAGGGAACGACAAAATTGACTACTCTTCAATATGAAGAGACTGAATCAGATTCAGGAGCGGTTCCTTTAAGCAGTCAAGCTAGATGTATCGGAGCCTACGAAGATGGTAAGAACGATAGAATGTATTGGTTTGTGCATGATCCTGCATTTACCGTTGGCCTTACTCAAAAAATAGATCTAATAGTTTCCTTAAGTCCTAGTACTTTAAATTTAGCTTATCATGTTATAAGTATAGACGATGGATTTGGTTCAAATACAACATTAAATTTTAATCCTAGCTTTTTAATTACGGGTGTCGACATAATTGGAGATCTTTTATTTTTTACAGACAACTTCAATCCTCCAAGAGTAATTAATGTTACACAAAATTATCCTAATCCTTTTAAAAATAATGATGTAATTACAGCTGAAGAGTTGATGGTTATTAAAAAACCACCTATCAATGCTCCGATTATAAAAGCAAATTTTCAAGGCGCTACCTCTACAGACACTTTTTTAGAAGATAAATTTCTTTGTTTTGCTTATAGATATCAATATTCAAATGGAGAATTTTCTGCTACATCCCAATGGTCTGCTCCTGTTTTTGATCCAAGTGTAAAAGGCTATAGTTTTTTAACTGGACAGAATGAGTCAATGATAAACACTATCACTGGAATAAATATATTTTTTGATTCAGGTAGTTCGTTAGTTTCTTCTATTCAGATTTTATATAAAGAAAGCACGAGTAGTGTTATAAAAGTAATAGATAAATTATCTAAAAATCTTGAGGGATATTCTGATAACACAAACTATTCTTTAGCTTTTGATAACAGTAAAATATTTACAGTTCTTCCTTCTGTTGAATTGTTGAGGCTTTACGACAATGTTCCTTTATTGGCAAAGTCTCAAACTTTAATGGGAAACAGATTAGTTTATGGTAATTATATTGAAGGTTACGACTTAAAGGATATATTTAATAATCCTGTTAAGCTTCAGTTTACAACTAACTTAATTACTACACAAGATACCACATTTGATTTACCGGCAACATTAAGCACTGGAACTTATACGTTTGGTCCATCCGGAACTATTACTGTACCGGGATCAGTATTAAATATAGACTTTAGTTCTTTAGATCAATTCGCGGAATTAAAAGCAGGATCAGGATTTAATTTTTCTATTACGCTTAAACATGCTCAATTTGCAGGAACACCTACTCCTCCAGATAGTTCAAAGACAGGAGCTATTGTTTTAGAGTTTAACTATTTGCTGCCACAAAATTTTACTTCATATTATGAATTGTTTAACTCTGTGTCTTTCCTCAATTATATAGGAACAGTAACTAACATAAAGCCAGTGTATGCTGCCTCTGGGTATACCTCTTGCAGTGGATATACTATAACTGATAATTTAAATTGTTTTATTCCCGATTTTTTATCTACATCTGGAGGAAATGTTTTGAAATTTCAAAGTGGTATTGTACAGACTGCCAGCAACGACTCTAAACCTTTGGCTCTTGTAGACAACACACAATCTTCTTCTGTTTTAAAAATACAGTTAACAGCAATGAGGTTTGTTACCGATCCAGCGGCTCCTCCTGGAGCAGGAGATGTGTATGAGTATTATGATATATCAAGTCAAACAGCTTCATTTAGCACAAAGGGTAATCCAAGAAGTTTACATAGTAATAGAGGGTATGAAATAGGAGTGGTATATATGGATGATTTTTTAAGATCATCAACTGCTTTAGTTAGCCCAAGCAATACTGTTCACATACCATGTTCTAATTCAGGAGATATCAATGAAATTGAAGTTGTTATTCCTTGGGGACAAAGGGCTCCTTATTGGGCAAAACGATATAAGTTCGTTATAAAACCTACTAAATCAACTTATGAAACAATTTATTCAGAAGTATATTACGATGATCCTACATCTAAAGCGTTTCTCTTTGCATTAGAAGGAGAGAATGCCGCTAAAGTTGAAACTGGGCAACGTCTTATTGTTAAGAGAGATGCAGGAGGATCTACCTCTAATTGTGTTTTTGCTACGGTTCTTAATAAAAGCGTACTACCAGAGGATTATAAATCTATCACTGGTTTTCAAGCGGGGGCTTATATGGAAATTATACCTTCTGGTTTTGATGTTTCTCCAGAACTTGACTTGGCGGGTAATTTGCAAACTGGTGAAGACACAATAACAGCTAGTAAAAAGAAAGCTTCAACGTTTCCAATTGCTACAGCTGGTATAGGATCTGTTTATGATCCCACAACTCAATTATTTGTAGATTACACTATTCCCGCAGGAAGTCAAATAAAAATTACTATAACTCAAAACGGAACAGCTTCAAGCACTTTTAGAAGAGAAAATTCTTATGTTCAAGATTTTGAGGTAAGCGCTACATATAATACTTTTAAAGATTGGTTTGATAGTGAGAAAATTGGTGAAATGATCACCAATGACAGCGTCAGTAGTCCTGATCAAGGTCTTACTCAAGTAAGAAACGTTTATAATGATACTCTATTACAGGGTGCTGCTGATCCAATTAATAAAATTTCATTATCAGAATCAAAAGGTACGCCACCTCCATATATTCCTTTAGACATTTTTCAAAATAATTATCAATTTTATAGAAATACAACTACAAATGAATTATTCTTTTGCGCTACAGGAACTTCTAGCAGTAAAGGATCTAAGGTATTTTTCGGTGTTATACCTTTTTTAAAAGCATTTAATTCAACTGTAACTGTAGAAATAGAGATTATTAGAGCGAACAGCGGAGGTCTTATTGTTTTTGAAACTATTCCTGAGGAAGCCTTACCTGATGTGTGGTATGAAAACGAACAGTCTTTTGAGGTTAATGAAATTGGTGAGCATGAGGGTACACAAGGCTGGCAAAATATAAATGCTCAAAGATCTGCTATAGTAAACACTGGATTTTTTGATTGTTTTTCTTTTGGAAACGGTATAGAGAGCTATACAATTAGAGACTCTATAAAAGGCGAGGCTTTTGCTTTAGGAAATAGAGTGACAACTACTTCTGATCAAGAATATAAAGAAGCGCATAGACGTGCTGATCTTACCTATAGTGGTATATTTAATGATGAGTCTAATATAAATAAGCTTAATGAATTTAATTTAGGATTATTTAATTTTAAACCACTAGAAGACTCTTTTGGATCTATACAAAAACTATACGCTAGAGAAACTGATATTCTTGTTCTTCAAGAAGATAAAATATCTTATGTCTTATCTGGTAAAGACCTTCTTTCTGACGCAGGAGGAACAGGAGTATTAACCTCAGTTCCTTTAGTATTAGGAAAACAAATTGCTAGATTAGAAGAGTTTGGTATAAGTAGAAACCCCGAAAGCTTTGCTGTTTTTGGAGCAGATAAATTTTTTACTGATGAGCAGCGAGGAGCTGTTATCCAATTAAAAGGTGGTGCTTATAATAATGAATCTTTAATTATTATTTCCGAAACGGGAATGCGTGGATGGTTTAGAGATTTATTTCATTCAACTTTTAATGCTCAAAAATTAGGTGGTTTTGACCCCTATATGAATGAGTATGTTTTATCCTCTAATGATATTTCGGTTCCTTTTAAAAGTGTTTGCGATTTGTGTGGAGGAAGTAGAAACTTCGTAATACCAGTGGGTGAAACTGTTACATATTGTGTAAATGTAACTGAGGAAGTGGGAACTGTTGATATAGATTATGTTATTCCGACTGGAGGTAATGATAATATTGTAAGTCAAACATCAGAGATAGTAGTGGCAGAAACAGGTTCGATTTCTCCTACAGGAGCTCAAATTGTAACTCAAGATGCTACCGCAAATAATACGTATACCATTACAGCTCTTTATAATGGTACAACCACAACAGTAGTCGCTTCAGTAAATGGAACTTTAATTGTTCCAAAAAATTCAGTGTATGCGGATAATATGACTATTCAGGTTTCCTCTAATAGTATTACGGCTGATACTGTAGAAATCACTGTTAAATGCCCTGAACCAGATATAATTACAATTACTCAAATTTCCATAACAAGCAATTTTGATCGTAACAAGAGAATACATAATGAGTATCAGTGGATAGATGGTCGGTTTAATTCTCCTATACACACAAGACAAGATACATTTAAGAGCGGAAGCAATAGTCCTTTAGTTTCTCAGTATGAAAGTTTTGTGGGTTCTCAAGGAGCAGGAGTAATTCCAGATGATGGTGCTACAGTAATTATTAGAAGTAATAAACTACTTCAAGAAGGAGATAATTATGATTTTAATCAAGGCCTTAATAATTTTAGATTTTTAAGAAGCGGTACTTTTTATGGAAATATAAAAGCAGACATTGTTAATTTATTGGCTGCATCTACATTAGCAGCTCCTGTAATAAAAAATAACACTGAACCTAATTTGTTTTCAGCACAGTTTATAATGCCTAATGGCACTAAAGCTGAGAATAATTTGTATTTAATTTATGACTACAGGAATGCTACTAGAGTACAACTTTGTTTTACTGCTGATACAGGTAATGAAGTTGCTGATCTTAATGATGTTTGCTGTGTAGGGTGTAATGTTCCTATTCCTCCAGAAACTGATAAATTACCTCCAGTTATTGCTTCGTGCACAAGCTATACGTTAGCATCTCCAGACGGATGTACAACTTATCGTTTAAGAAATAATGATAGCGGAGGGCCAAGTACTGACGTTGAATACACTTTATGTGGTGAAGGAAGTCCTAGTCGTGTAAGAAACTTAGCTCCAGATATACTTCCGTCGCAAGAGCCTGAGGTATGTTCCTCTACAGTTCCAGTTTTTGATAATGGAAACGGAACTGCTCAAGCAGGAATAGCATGTGGAGGAGATTCTAACACATTTAGTTATGTAGCATGCGATGGTTCTAATATACACGAATCAGTTGCTGCTGGAGCAACACCTATTGTTAGATGTTCTCAAAATTTACCAGAGATAAGCGAGGGGACAACAGGAACAATAACAACTGGAGCTGTCTGTAGTGAATATTATTATAAAGCTGAAAAATGTGGGACTTCAACAACAATATTTTTAACAGGAAACACAGGGCTAGGATTATATAAAGTTGGAAATATTGTTTATTACGATGAGATAAGCTTAAGTGGTCCAAATCAAAGCACTAGAAGCTGCGCAACAATTACTCAAATTAATATAGGTAATGGTGCTGGTGGTCAAATTGTAGGTCAAGCCTCTGGATGTGCTGATACTACAGTGTGTCCGTCTTTAGCGACCATATACACTTGGAGGTTTGACAAGCAAGCTGCTTTCGGTGGAAGTGTTGCACCAGTTTGTGGTGGAGCTTTCCCAAATGTAGCAGTATTCTCTTCGGTATCTAGCATTGCTAATGTGTTTGTGCAAAACGCTTTATTCTTTTCTACTTTAGATTCATCGGGACAACTTGAACGTCCTTTTCAGGGAAATAATTTATACTATGGATTTAAGCAACCTGCATCATCCTCTACATTTATTGAAGGGTGGCTTCAGATAGACAACACAGGGCGAGTAACTGCAAGTGAATTATGTCCATAAAAACAATTAACTTTACATAATGGCAAGCGCTCAAGAACTTTATATAGACACACCTAATTTTGCAGACGCAACTGCAGTTTTTACTGACGTCGCACTTACCATATGTGCTCCTGATGGCTATTATCAAATGGGTGGCGTAGAGGCTCGTAGACAAGTAAATTGTGTATTAGAACAAGCTCCTTACTTGTGCCCTTCGTGTACACCTCCAACACCATCAGCTGCGCCTATAGTTTTGAATGCATATAGCGTTAAGAATACAATAAACAGCGCGACTGGTTTTGTTAAAATACCTCTTGCTACTAGCACTCAATATGAAGTAGATGAGTTTGTTCAAACAGATATTGATACTCCTGTAAATTCTGAGTGTTGGCAAATTTTATCTTTAGTGAATAATTCAACTACTAAAGTTATTACGGGACCTTGCTCACAAACTTTTAAACCCGATCCTGTTTATCATGAAATTAAAGAATGTCCAGTTACGGATAGTGGCGAAACTTTTTATAGTTACCTTCCTCAAACTGGAACTCCAGCTGCAAATTCAAGGTATATAATTCAAAACTCATCTAGTATACCCGGGGATGTGTCTGGTAGAACTTTTGTGTATCAAGGTATATCAACAACTACCCCGATTCAAGGTATAGAAATTTTAAATATTGTATCTATAACAAATGATACCGGATGCCCTGCAGTTCCTATTGAATATAGCTATTGGGATGCAACAAGCTGTACGGTTGATCATCCTGTTATCAGAACTGATACTGGTTTTTTTGGTGGAAGTAATGAGAATCAAAGAACTACTGAATCTATTACAGTTAGAGCTCCAAAAAATGCTCCATTTGTATCAGGTACATCTGTTATAAAAGTGACAGACGCTGGATGGGAAGATATATGTTTATTAGTGGGAGAACCAAGAATTGGACCTAGAATATGGTGGGGTGGTGATAATGATCCTGTAGACTTAATATATAACGAAACAGCGCCAAATACTCCTTATAATGCATGTACTATTGGAACCAATCCATGTTTTGTAATTACTCCAGATTTTACTGCTTTTCTTGCGGTAGAAATTGATAGTGGAGATACGCAAAATGTATTAATTAATAATATAAATCAACAAGATCAACGAGTAAAAATAACTGGAATAACGGGATGTTATCTACTAAAAAGTAGAAACAATACTCCTACATCTTTAACGATAGAAGGCCCATGTATAAGTTCTCCAGAGTGCACAAGTTATAGTGTTGAGACAAGTCCAAGTACAGGAGTATCGCTTACGGGAATACAATGCGACACTGGAGCAGTTAAAGCTATTATTGGAAATCAAGGTGCTGTTGGTAGAATAACTAATTGCCTTAAAACTAAAAGCTCTAAATTTAATGTAGTTGCAGGAGGAAATCCTTTGATTACAAACGAAGCATGTTCTGGTGGTACTCCTAGTTCTGATTATTATTATTATGAAGCTGTTGAATGTTCAAATTTACAGGGTGCAGTAACAATTGTAAGATCAGACTTAAATACAATAACTACTGGAAATTCTGTTAAAATAAATAATGCAGCTACTTGTTATTATATAAACGGTTCATCTAATGCTCAAAGCACTAATGACGTAACGTCTATTGTTTATGATGATTGTGGACAATGTGCTCCTGCATCTAATTGCACTGCACTTTTCGGAGCTTATAACAGTGGAAGTACAGTTTGTGAAACTGGAAACAATGTTGAGTTTTTTCCTAATAATGCAGACTTTGGCCTAGCTACTTATTTATATTTAAACAATGATTGTCTAGATAGCGTTCCAGCAATTACTGGAGTTTACACAACAACTAGACCTAGTGGATTAAAAATATCTAGAACTTGGGATGGAGTAACTCTTTCAGCTGCAGTTTCTTGTGTTGCTTCAGTAGGTATTACGGCCACTATAGGATCTATAAACTACACTGGTATTTCTGGAGGTTCTATAGATGAGGCTTATGATTTAGAGGGAGATACTTTGGGATCTGAAAAATTTGGAACTCAAGGAGTTGGATATCCAACATGGTTTTCTACCTCAATAAAAATGAGAACAGGTTGGGTAGGAACAGGACTGAGCGTTACTTTTAATCCAGCCACAGCTACTAGTAATGTGCCTGATGTAGAAATGATTTTAACAGGTACAATAACTAGAGATCCTAGTGAATTTATTTATTCAGTAACAGATTGTAGTGGAATTTTGTATACCGTAACCGCGCGCAAAGCTTTAACTCTTAATAGTACAATTACTTTTAGATTTGCAGGAGGAGTAACATATTGTGGAGTAGTTGGGGCCGAAGTAATAGACGGAACTGTTCCTAATGCCTCTGCAACGGGAAGCGTACCTCCAAGCGGAAATTGTAATGATCCTATTTGTTTTCAATAGATAAATTAATATATTCGTATATAAAATCTAATTAAATGAAATCTATATTTGTACAGATAGCTAGCTATCGTGATCCAGAGCTTGTACCCACAATTGATGACTTACTAAAAAAAGCAAAAAACCCAGAACGTTTAAAAATTTGTATTGCTCATCAGTTTTCAAAAGATGATCAGTGGGATAGGCTTGATAAGTATGCTGACGACTCAAGATTTATTGTTATAGAGATACCTCATAATGAGTCAGAGGGTGTGTGCTGGGCGCGAAATCAAATACAACAGCATTACGAAGGGGAAGACTATACCCTTCACTTAGACTCACACCACAGGTTTATACAAGACTGGGACACAGAGTGTGTAGATATGTTAAATGGGTTGATAGACAAAGGAATAAACAAACCTTTAATTACCAGCTATGTTCCTTCTTACGATCCTACAAATTATCCAAAAAATATAGACAACAATGTGTACGGTATCTATATTGATAAGTGGCTTGAAGGAACTGCTACATTTAGACCTTATATGCTTCCAGCTCGCGAAACTCCTACATTGTCTAGGTTTTATTCGGGGCATTTTGCTTTTACGTTGGGACAGTTTGCCGAAGAGGTTAAGCATGATCCACTAATGTACTTTGAGGGCGAGGGAATAACAATGTCTGCAAGAGCTTATACTTATGGGTATGATTTGTTTACACCAAGTAAGACTTTGGTTTGGCACAACTATAGCAGAGAGTCTTTACCAAAACATTGGGACGATCATTCTAATTGGAGAAATAAAGATTCTCAATCAAAGTCTAGAGTACGCCAGTTATTGGGTGTAAATGGAGAGGTTTGTACTCCTTGTAATAAAAACACCTTTAAAAACTATGGCCTAGGAGATGTGAGAACTTTAAAAGACTATGAAGTTTACGCTGGAATTAACTTTATAAATCAATCTGTAACCGTAAGGTGTCAACAAAACATTTCACCTCCTGGAACTGAAGAAGACTCAATACATGAGACTAAAAAAAATTATAGCTTTAAAATAAATAAGAATGATTTTATTTATAATGATTATGTTTTTGCTATTATTATTATAGAAGACTCTAATGGTGAGGTTGTGCATAATGACATGATTGTAAAAGACGAGATTCAAGCCCTTAAGGAGCACTCTAAATCATTCATTCAAGTAAATAGACAGCTCATAATAGATAATCCTCTTAGGTACCTTATATGGCCCTATAGTCAAAGGAAAGGTTGGGGAGATAAACTCATCAGTTATTTTTAGTAAATTTGTATAACTAAATAATATATCATGGCACAAGAATTTACTCTTACTTATAGCGAAACGTCAAAGGGATGGCCATCATTCTATTCTTATATTCCTGAATTTATGATGGGAATGAATAACTTTTATTATTCTTTTTCTGGAGGCAATATTCATCGGCATAATACGAATGAGGTTAGAAACAATTACTATGGAGTACAAAGTTTTTCTAGAATCACCAGTGTATTCAATCAAGATCCCTTAGTTAATAAAGTATTTAAAACTGTTAATTTAGAATCTAATGCAGCATGGAGATCAGTGTTGACTACAGATATTGGAAACGATGGTTTTGTTGATGATAATTGGTTTGTTCAAAAAGAAGGAGATTGGTTTGCTTTTATAAGATCAGCTGATAGCACACCAGCATCATTACCTCAATATGCTTTGAGGTCTATGAACGGTATAGCTCAGAGTTCATCCTTTACAGGATCAGGAGTTGCTACTGTAATAAACTTTGATACAACAGTTAACATAGGCAGTATAGTAAGTACAGGTGATAATCTTTATTCTGCTATTCCTCCTTACACAACACCTACCCTAGTAGGAACAATAGAAAACATAGAGGTAGATTTATCAGCTAGTATTAATCGTATTATTGTTGATGCAACGGTTTCAGGAGGAGCTGTTCCTGCAACTCAAGACTCTTTTATTTTATATATTAAAAACCAAGAGGCTGAGTCACATGGTCTTTTAGGGCATTACATGGAATTTACACTTCAAAACAATTCAACGGTATCCACCGAACTCTTTGCTGTAGAGTCTGAAGTTATGAAAAGCAGTCCTTAAAAATTAGTATCTTTGTTTAGAAATGAGTTTTAACATAAGACCATTAGTAGAAACAGACTACGACGCAAT